GACGAGCAATCTCACCATTTCTATATGCATTAGCATATTCCTTGTTTTCAATTATACCAGTCGTAATATCTATTTTTATAAATGGTAAATCGGAACTTTGGTAAGTTGGAACAACTTCAGTGTTAACTCGATGGCAAACCGGACACCAATCCGTGCTGACAAACAACAATTGCAATGCTGATACTTGCAAAGGGACACACAACAACGATATTATTAAAACCCACTTAATGAGCATCATACTATTTAGTACAATAATGTTAAATAACTTTTAAGAGAATTATTTCCTTATTAATCCTGCCAGTTAATTTTATATCGGTTGCTTTTATCTCTTCTAAGAATTTACGTAAAGCAACTTTCCCAGCCTGTTGAAACTCTTTTAGGGTTACATCTGGTTTACGAACCGTTTTTTGTATACTCTTCGTGTCATCAAACCCGGTAATACTAGTGCCTTTGATACCTAATTCGCCAGTGCTAAACCCATTGCTTGCAACATATTTGCCTAATTTACGAGTTTTAGTATTAAACACCCATAACTCTTGTGCACCTACAATTTTTTTAGGATCTATTGATACTAGTTTATAAGTATCATCATTTAGTTTATAATTTAATTTAGCAACTACTTTTTCCAAACTTGGTGCTTTTTTAACCCTAATCTTGCGAGTCGCTTTTTGTGAATTTGCATAATGATCAGCATCTTCTACTAACATTGTATAAAATACTAAAATCTTTTTTAACTCAGTCTTTTTATATGGGTAACCTTCGGTTAATTGGACAAACATATCATCCTGTTCTTTTGGGGGATTTAATAATTCCGTTAGATCTTTTACTTCCTGATAATACATATCAGAAATCATACCAGCGGCTTTACCTGTTATTGTGTGTGCCTGTAATGCATCTAATAACCTAAACTTGCTTTTAAACTTATTTTGAAAAAAATCATCAATCTCGTTTTCGACGTGCTGTCCTAAAAACTCATTAAGTTTTTCCTTCATCCGTTCTTGTATTGATATTACCGGGGCAAGTTGTTTAGCCGTTTTTTTCTTTTCATCATCGTTGCTAATTTTAACTAGAAGTAATTTTTCGAGTTTATCGTTAATTGCATCTGTATATTTGTCTATTTTAGGACATCCGTCCATTAACATTTTAGCCAGTGACCCGTATGTATTGCCAACTTGCCAATCATCTAATTTTTTAATATGCTTTATTTTAGTTGCATCTACCTTTTCTTTCTTCAGATATTGAATAAACCAATTTTTAGCATCTTTGGCTTTATATTTAAGATTATAGTGGCGGAATCCATCTTGTACTGCTTTTGATAATTTTGCTTGATCTATATCCATTGCTTCTTCGTTCTGATAGAGATCCCACACAGGGGCCGGGTAATTACCAGCAGTTGTTTTTGTTTTTCGTTTTCGTGAGTTTCTAGCCATAGTTCCAATTCCTAAATTAACATTCGTATATTATACTACATTTCGAATCGTTGTCAACCTTCCCTAAAGCGATAAATATAATAAAGAGATTTAACTATGCCTCGATTATCACTCTGGAAGCCAGAAAAAGGAAATGACTACAAATTTGTCGACAGAATTGTCGGGGAACACATATATGCCGGCGGCACTGGTGTCTTTATACATAAGTATATCGGTATATATGACCAAGGTGAAACAATTAATGCCGACGGTACTGTAGATAAAGAAGACGCTACACAACCAAATTATAGTAAGAGAAAAACATCAGAGGATATTGTTGCAGAGACAAAGATACAAGATTTATTATTCCTTGAAAACAGGGATCGCAAATATGACGAAGATGTATATGATATGCGAGGTGTATACCAGCCAGCAGACAATGATTTTGATTTAACCCAATTTGGTTTATTCTTAGCAAACGATAGTATTTTTATGACATTCCATTTGAATGATCATATGACGGTACTGGGTCGTAAAATAATGAGCGGTGATGTACTCGAACTACCACATCTACTTGATGATACTGGCCTTGACAATTCCAAAGGACCAATAAGAAAGTTTTATGTAGTTGAAGATGTAGTAAGAGAAGCCGCCGGATTTGATGCAAATTGGTGGCCTCATCTTATACGTGTTAAATGTCAAGGATTACAAGATACTGTCGAATACCGTGATATCCTCGGCGATGGTGATAAAGCAGATGATTTGAAACACATACTCAGTACATATAACAATGAATTAGAAATCAGTGAAGCAATGCTTGAGCAAAGTGAAAATGAAGTACCAAAACATGGATTTGAAACTGGTCATCTATATTATGATGCTGAAAGTGGGAAGAAATCTATTTGGGAAGCCGATGGAACGCCACCTAATGGCGCATCACTGGTTGGCAGTGGCGCAACATTTCCTGAATCCGCAGTTGCTGGTGACTACTTTCTAAGGACTGACTTTAACCCACATCGACTGTTTCTTAAAAAAGGTACAAGATGGATTAAAGTTGAGGATGATCATCGGCAAGTATGGCGTGCCGCCAACACGGTGTTACGTACTTTTACTGATAATGCAGATGTAATTGATAGTGGCACACCATCAAAACAAGGATTAAGCAACATAGTAAAACCAAAATCAGATTTTTAAAGAGAACATAAATGACAAGCAGATACAATAAAGCAGGATACTTTTACGATGAGCAGTTTCGTCGATATATTTTACAATTTACACGATTATTTGGTGGACTATTAGTCAAAACTGGAAAAGGTAAAGATGGCGATACGAAATTTATAAAAGTTCCTTGTCGATATGCAGATATGCAACGAATGGTTGGGCACATTTTACGAAATAATAGCGAAAATGTTGTTAATTCCTGTCCATTTATTACAGCACATATTTTAACATTACAGCCAGATCGGTCGAGAACACTAAATCCATTCCATGTTGAAAAGGATACTATAACAGAACGGAAATATGACCAAGAATTGAATGAATACACTAATGAGCCGGGAAACCAATATAGTACCGAACGCCTAATGCCAGTTCCATATACCCTAACAATGCAGGTTGATGTATGGACAAGTAATTCTGATCAGAAATTACAACTTTTTGAACAGATATTAGTGCTATTCAACCCTGCTATTGAATTGCAAGGTAGTACAAATATATTAGATTGGACATCTCTTGTTGTTGTTGAATTAACCGATATAAGTTGGAGTTCAAGGGGTGTACCACAAGGTGTTGATTCACAAATCGATGTTGGTTCAATGACATTTACTATGCCGGTGTGGATTAGCCCGCCTGCTAAAATACAACAACGACGAGTTATCGAACAAATTACAACAAGAATACACGAATATCCAGAAGACTTTGATGCAGATGCTTATGATTTCTTTGGAGGCACAGACTACTTAACTAGAGATATTATTACACCAAAAAATGCATCATTAAAAGTTTCAAATGGGCAGTTGGAATTATTAAACCATGCTGGTATAAATGATCGAGGGGATGGCAAACCTATGAGTTGGACCGAATTAATTGAGGAGTATTCATACAACCTAGTTAGTGGCGTAACTCAAATACATTTGCGGTTAAGTTCTGACATAGAAGTATCCACAAATGACATTGTGGGCACTATCACAGAAACAAATACACCAAACCGTGTTACATTTAATGTCGACACAGACACATTACCAGGCACAGGATTTACTGTTAACGCAGTTATAAATCCATTAAAGAATTATCCCGGGGATGGTACATTACCGGTTGTTGCTACAAATCAAAAATATTTAATATTAGATGACGTGGGTGCCGTCGGTTCATCGACGACAGCATGGGGAGATATAGTAGCAAATAAAAATGATGTTATACAATATAATGGTGCAAATTGGGTTATATTTTTTGATGCTTCAAGCACCGAAGAGATAACTTACATACAGAACAATTACACCGGAGATCAATTCAAATGGAACGGGACACAGTGGATGGATTCATATCAAGGAAGATACCTACCAGGATTTTGGAGAATAATGCTGTAGCAAAAGACACTGTGAGGCATACGTTAATACAATGCCCTAGGTGTTCAAAGCAATTATACGTCGACGACAAAAAAAATCTGTGGTTTTGTAAATCATGTAAATATACATATAAAACATTACAATGATAAAGGCAGTAGGCACCATCTTTTTAAGTATCAGGACGAACCGTATATTACTCGGCCTCCGTTCTGCAGATAGTTCGCATCCATTAACTTGGAGTTTCTTCGGTGGAAAAGTTGAAGAGGGAGAAACATTGGGCGTAGCATTACAGAGAGAACTTGACGAAGAATTACTTGCTTTTCCAAAAATTATTAAAACAATACCGTTTGACAATTTTGTTAGCAACGACGATGGTTTTAATTATGCCAGTTTTGTCAGTTTAATTGTCGATGAATTTCATCCTATATTAAATGACGAGCACGTGGGATATGCGTGGGTTAATATTGGTGCATGGCCGAAACCATTACACGCCGGAACTAAACTTATTCTACACAATAAAAACAATATTAGAAAATTAAATTTAATTCTCAATAGAACTAATTCTAATTAAATTGTTCACCAAATGGGTCAAATTCCGATCCGCATTTTTGGGCACAAACACCTAATTTGCCTTCTTTGAGGCTATTAATTTTCCAACTACTTTCAATATCTTGTAAAATACCATTAGTATTAACTACTTCTCGAAGATTATTGTCTATTACATTAATTCCTTCTTTACCGCCGGCACGATCAATGAAATCCCAAACCTGTTCGACTTTGTAATCTTTATGCCACCATTTATACATTCGACCAGCAGTCCAACAGCAAGGCATAAGCAATCCCTCTGCTGTTATATAAATACTCGCATCTTTTTGTACTTTACAGTTAACTTTACAAGTATTATAATATTCCATCATACTACCATATTGTTTTATTAACTGTTCTTCCTTTGCGATAGCCCTGTTTAAATGCTCTTCTTTTTTAGGTTTTGTTAATGTCTGTGTTTTTGTACCTTTGCGATTTACTGCCTGATGTTCTTCCTTGCCTTTATTTTTAGCACTGCTAAAGAATCGTCCAGTTTTCTTTTTTATAAACTTCTCAAAGCCTATCTCATTTGCTATTGCTTCTGCTTCGTCGATTTGATGCTCGTTATGTTCAAATATTAAAAAATCCCATCGGCCTCTTCCACCTGCTCCAACAAATGCTCGCATACTACGTTCTACTATATCCCAATTGACATTTTGCCTATACAAATGATTAGTATCGCGGAGGCCATCTACACTAAAAATAACAGCACCCATTCGGCCATATATACTTGCCAATTCTTCCCACCATTCGGAATCACGGGCACCAGCATTAGTATTCATACTCAACCACATTTTGGGATTATGCTTTCTAAAATACTTAAAAATTTCAAGGGTATCTTTTGCTACAATTGGATCACCGAGATTACCACACATATACATTGTATTAAGTTGCTGTATAAAAGGAATACTAAAAATTTTCTCGCAATCTTCTAATGACAATTCAGCATTAGTCATATGCGGATTGTCGGCGCCACCGTTCATATTACGATCGCACATAGGACATGCCGCCTGGCAGCGTTGAGTAACTTCTAAATGTACTGTGCGGATATCACTATACTGATACACTACCGATATCCTATTAACATATACCTATTATAAAATTCAAGATTTAATGTACCTTCAAAAAGTATATTAGACATAGGTGCCATATCTTTAAATGCATCAATATTTTTAACACAATTAATATGATCTGCTATTTCAAAATAATCATTGGTTTGTAAAATAACCAATGTGCCTGGTGCTATTGAAGTGTACCATTCTTTGAAATTCTCAATATGCTCACTGCTTGTATTAATAACTGTATCGGGTTTATCATATAATTTTTGACCTTCACCGTTACTTTTAAGAGTAATATATTCATGGCCATCAGTGTAATTGATTTCATGAATGTCGGCAGTTTGTGCTTTAAATTTCCATTCAGACATTACATATGGTCTATTAATCGTATCGGCAATCTTATGACATTCGGCATCTTTATCAAAAGATCTAATCTTCTCAACTTCTAAACCTGATTCAAACAACAGTAATGCTAACGATCCATACCATCCTGCACACAAAAATACCGTTCCGAGATCTAAGTCTAGTGTTTTTAATTCATCTGCTAGCCATTTTTTACTAGAAATTTGTCCCCTGGAAAAAGCATCGCGGAGATCTATATCTGGAAAAGTTCTTATAACTCTTGGAAGTGTATCAAACAAAGCAGGTGGATTTTCAATAAACAAACCAACTAATGCTCGAATTTCTTTATTTACAACTGCTTGGCGCAACGCATTCATTTGCCTATTTTCTGCATCTAGCCTTGCTAATACTCTAAATATTGAATAAATATTTTCTTCAAGAATTGCTTTACGCAAATCTTCCATAGGCATTGACAATGGTAAAAGTTCTTTTGTTTGAAATTCTTCTAGCACTCTAAAAACTGAATATAAATTTTTCTCTAAAATTCCACGGCGAAGATCATCTATAAAGTAATGCTCGTCGGCACCTTTAATTAATTGATCCCATGGGGCATTATCTATAGTATCAGCAATCTGTTCAAGATCAACTAAATCTTCTTCAGTAATTTTATCAACCAGTCTAAACAATGCATGTAAATTATCTTCTACTACTGCCTTGCGGATATCATCAACTGGTAATGTCTCTTCATTTTCAATTAACCTAAACAATGCATGTAAATTATCTTCTACTACTGCCTTGCGGATATCTTCAACTGGTAATGTCTCTTCATTTTCAATTAACCTAAACAATGCATGTAAATTATCTTCAACTATTGCGCGGCGTAAATCATCCAATGGTGCAACTTTTACAAAACCTGGCAATAATCTAAACAATGCATGTAAATTTAAATCTTCACTTGCTATTTTTCTTAAATCTTCTAATCCGGTCTCGCCATAACTTTCAAGAACCCTAAAAATAGAATAATGATTTTTCTCAATAATTGCTTTACGCAAGTCATCTAATTTATCTGAGGAATCAAAATAATCAAAAACTCTAAATATTGATCTATGGTTTTTCTCTGTCATTGCTTTACGCAAATCATCTAACTCATCAGTAAGTCCATACTGAGCAAAAACTCTAAATATTGATCTATGATTTTTCTCTGTCATTGCTTTACGCAAATCATCTATGTTAATACCAGCATATTCAAAAACTCTAAATATCGATCTGTGATTTTCTTCTACTACTGCTTTGCGGATATCTTCAACCAATAGAGTATATGATTCATCATCTTTAGTAAATTGTGAAACAATACGCGATATTGCGTGTGGGTTCTTTTCCATTGTTGCTTTTCGAAATTCATCAATTAACTCTTGTTGATTCGACATACTAGCAGCGATTCGAAAAATACTACTCAAATCTTCATCAATAACAACCCGACGAATATCACTTAAAACTGGCGAAGTTTCGCCGTAAAGTAATTCATATCTATCTAATATTTCATGTGTTTCCATTTATATTCCTACTTCTACTTTGTCAAATACCAATTTATTATTTTGTATAGTCGTATACAACCAACTCGCTTTTCCAAATCCAGCATTTAAACGTATAGATTCGACATTTAATCTGTACATTCTAAAATCTTCAAAATCAAAATATACTTTTGCTTTTATATGCTGTAATAAAAAATTATCTCTATAAAGTTCCTTATCAACTAATACTACTTTGCCAATAAATGTAGCCCTTGCTCCGTTTAATCGAGATTTGCTAACAATATCAGTTGAATCAACTAATATTGATACTTTGTTATATGTTTGTATGTTTTTGCCATGGTCAGATATATCTGACGTAAACAAATACGGGACGTTATCGATAAAACAACATGCTACTAAACTAACATATGGGTGTGTTTGCAATGCATCATGACTATTATTTAAAGAGGTGGCCAACGGCACAATACCGTCATTATGCCTAATCATACTGTCAACTAACGTAATTGCATCATCAGCAGTAAACTCTTTTTTCACACTTTTCATATCTACTTAATTATACATTAATATAGAATAATTGTCAAGTCATTGATGTTTATCAAATTGTTCTTTAACCCATTCTCTATCATTTATTTTATCAAGTGCTTCGGTATTACCTTTATTTACTTCGCCATATTTACGGCCTTCGTTTGCACCTAATATTGCCCACTCGCCGTGCTCGCGGTCTGCGCCTTTAGTACACCATACATCAAGCCATTCCAATATGCGAGGATCGTTGCTACTATCATAATGCCCTTCTGGATCTTTGATAACTTGCGCTGCCAACTTTGTACACTCTCTAAATCCACTCTTAAATGCTGAATACGGGTCTGGGTTAATATAAGTCGAATTACTAGTCACAGGCATTGCCTTAAATTTTCCTGCGACACTTGTCGTGAAGTCAATATGCCAAGTATCTGCGTTTCTAATCGGATCACGAGGGAATAACTTTACACCACCATATCCATATACTAAATCATTTACTGAATTTCGGCAACGCCATACGTGTACACATTCCGTCTGTTTTACACTATCCCAATAAAATTTATAAGGCTTAGGTGTATATAAAAAATTAAAATCATCTTCAAGTATCGCATCGGCATCCACAACATAAAACATTGTTGTAAGGGATTGCCGGGCACATTCTTTATGCCCGTGAAATATGCCTTTAACACCGGCTACTCGTTTTGCCCAAGGCACACGCTTTTTTAATTTTTCGTATGTCTCATCAGCAAATGGCTCATAGTAACTTAAATGAAATACTTCTAACATAATGCTTTACACCTATTATAAAAATCTGTATACTCTGGGAATGTCTCTAAAAAATTAGTACCGCGGCGTTTATCATACTCCTCAGTATACTTTACAAAATCAATACGATTTATTTTTAGTCGTTGTTCGTCCTCTACTGTCTGGAACCAATTTAACAAGCGTGACATCATTTCTATTTCGGCACTTATAAAGCCTGGCGTATCATCATTACCTCGGTGACTTTCCATATATTCTATACTCTCTATGATATACTTCTCAAATGTATTATCTAAAATTTTAATAGTTAAAAACTGCGGGTTACGCAAATATGGCACACTCACCAACAACGGTGGATGCCAAGGAGTGTCCCAGGCCGAGTTCTTTCTTAGTTCATATATTGTTTTTAAAAAATCTGTAAAACTACTGACACTTAATGCGTTGTATGTACACATAAAATCTATATGTAAATTAGGAACTTCAGTTTGTAACCGAGAAATGTTTTCCCAAAACTTGTCATAATCTAATCCATACCGGATCCACTCTGCTTTTTTATGTGTTGCTTCTATACTAGTAAAGACACCGACATTATCAAGTTTCTCAGTTATAGGTTTTATAAGACCAATAAACTCATTAAAGTTTTTATCAGGCACACACATATTAGTGTTTATTGCTAACTCTAACTCTTGTCGAGGATTATCATTGATCTCATTTAATACCCTAAATGTATTTTTATTTAATAACGGCTCGCCGCCGGTAATTCTAAATGTATGTAATGAGTTATATAAGTCAGGCCACCATTTCCAAAATGCTTCCACATATGGATTATGTTCTCTTTCAAGTATTGGCATAGTATTTTTATATTCTAAGTGTTGTAGACTACCAAAATGTTGGCTTGTAGGATAAGGACCATATTGTTTAGATTCTTCATACCATTGACTACTAATGTTAGGAGCACAATACATACATTTAAAATTACACACATTACTAAAACTAACTTCGAGGTATCGCGGATTAGGGTTATCGTCCCACGGTTGATTAACTACTTCATCAAACCACGGTGCGGCCCACATTGCGGCACTCTTAATATGCCTGTCGCTAAAATTCTCGCCAGGACTATCTTCTACATTCCAGCAATACTGGCATTCTGGCGGCCGGACACCTTCTAACATTTCTTTTCTGCGGTCTTTTTTAAATTGTGTATTATGTAACGCAGTTGGGTTACTTACTAACTCACTAACCAATACTTTATGTGTGCCGGGATGATGGCAACTATGAGTGTGGCCGTTTTGTAAATGAATTGTAACCTGATACCACTTGGCTAAACACAAACTACTACTAACAGAATCTAACTTCTGTTTAATAATTTTCACTTCCTCAACAAAAAGATCCGTCATACTAAATTATTTTTTTCCATCCACTTTTCTGTGATATTAACCCCCACACGCGGTGGATTAACATATACCCGTTTAAAGAACTTACTTGCGTTGACATCCATTTCACCTAATTGCATACCGAGCCGTGTTCTTAAATCATCGCCAAGCGATACAATGCGATCGTCAATATTATTATCATTGACATTAGGCAATACTTCTGTATCAAAAAATTCTCTAAACCAATCATAATCTCTAACATTGTGATGGTTAAACCCTGGGTCTAAATTACATAACTTACAACCCAATCGTGTGCCATACACTGCCCATTTACCATTCTCAACATCGGCACCTACTGTTGCCCATATAAGCAACCTTACATAATTTTTATGCCAGATTGCTTTCTCAAACTCGCCAGGCTCCGATTTTACTTTTTTACCGTCGGCTAACGACATCTTAACACCTTCACGGAAACCTCCTCTAAATGCCTGATATGGACTACTATTTGGGTGATTCATACAATAAATGTCATTCATTTGTTGATAATCTAAATCCCAACAAAAATCTATAGCGGCTGATTCGTTCTCTGCATGTTCGTGTGTCTTCATTGTAAGTGTAGGTTCTTTAGGCCAAAGTTTCAATCCACCATTACCATACACTAATCCATTGATAATATTTTTACTACTCCAACTCCAAATGGATCTTTCATTAGCAACTGGGTCAATTTCTAATTCGCCATCCCAGAATGTTTCATCAACTATATTGTCTCCATCGACTGTAATAAATCTATCGGTTTTGCTTGCCTTGGCGGCAGTTTTATGGGCACTGTCAAATCCTTTAACCCCGTGTACTCGTTGTGCCCAGGGTATTTTATTAACTAAATCAGCATAATTTTTTTCACAATTAGGTTCGTCGAAACTAATATAGAAAACATCAAACTCATTTAAACTATGTTTTGTCATTTATATTTCCTCGTATATATAATCATCGTAAATTCGTTTTGTAAATACACTAACATTCTTTAAATCTTCAGTATACTCTATTTCAATATCACTACTAATAAATTCCTCTACACTAAAATTAATATGTTTTTTAAAAAAATGCGGGTCGTCGACCTTTGTAAAAAAGAAATTTAATTCATTAACTCCATTAATAGTAATACTGTCACCGGATGCAATTAAAGTTCCTCGCAGATCTGCATCTAAAATAAAAACTAAACAATTCTTCTCTATACTATTTAATACTTTAATTTGAAACTGGTCATTGCTTTTTGGTAATTTATATAAAGTATTGTCTATTGTTCTTACTGATATTTCGTGCGTTATTTTTTTCTCTAGCGTTACTTTTCCGGTTTTGCGATTTTCTCTAACTACAAAATCATTCATATTCATTGTACCCAAAATAAAACCAGCAACATCCTCCCCAGGGAAAATTGCATAACGAGTAGATGCTGTTGCATCCTTATTACCAGATACTGCTACTATCTGATTACTATCATCAAAATAAACATATAAATCAGCCATTAAACGCATCCTCTAATTTTTTAATAACATCATCAGTAAGCCATGTTTTAATATGATAATGAAAGGGATAATACTGTTGATAATTACCAACTTTTAACTGGCAATCTGCTGTAAAATATGTTGGTATATACTTTGTCCAGTCTTCATCGACTAAGTTATCTGTATATTGCATTCGGGTTTTCATATGTACAAAAGTTGGTGTGAGTGTTTTCGTTGTGCATTCACTGCCAACATCAAGCAATTTTATTGCTAATGCATACGCAACATCTGCGCTTAACCAAGTGGGTCGTGTAGCATCTAAATACTTTAAATAAAAGTCTTGCCAGTTTTGCATAATTAGTTGTGTTAATTTCGTTACTTCCCAAATAAGTTCATTATTTTTTCTAAAATACATAAATGCTGTATAAATGTTCGGTAAATTATTACTAATAAATGTTTTCCTATAATAAGAACTTTGTGCAATTTCATTACGATAGGTCAATACATTTGATGTTGCAACAATACTTTGCATTGACATACTATCCCACCAATGACTATAATCACTTAAAAATAACATATCAGCATCAAGTATTACTGTTTCTTTATATGGCGTACAATGCACATATTTCCATTTGTTATTAATTTTCCAATTATCTGCACCTGCATCATCGCCCCATGGAAACTCTATTACTTCGTCAAAAATCCATCGTTGCTCTTTTGTTAATAAATGTTCGTCTGCTCCTGCTAATGCAATGCTAACATTTTTTACTGTTGACTGGGTATTTTTAATACTCAATGCAAGCGCATACGCCATTCGGGTATAATCATATTCTTGATTATTTTGTGCTATTATAAAATATCCGCGATCGTTCATCTATATAACTCCGCTATACGATCACCACTATCTAAAATTGTTTTCTTATTTAAAAAATGTATATTAGTATTCTTTACAGAATTAATTATGTATTCATTAGGTTTATTCGGTAGCATCACTTTAACTTTAATATGATTTGCACATTTAAAGTCTACAATCTCATCTTCGGGCTTTGAAGTTAATAATCTACTAATTGGCAAAGACGGTATACTTACCATTGTATTATCTGTAAAACTGTTTAACATATGCCGCGCAATACTTGCGGCGAAATCATTCCGATATAAATCACCACCGAACTCGTATACTTGCCTATAATACATATAATTCTCATATACATGTTCCATTATATTAAAAAATTGTTCTACTAATGCTGTCTTTTTAAAATAAATTGCTGTTGCCCAGGCCATTTTAATACCTAAATCATGGAGCCTTACATTTTCAATAAATTCGTCTTTAAACAACGGTACTATGTCTGTGTTTATCATCAATTCGTTTGGGTTTCCCCAAACTGCATTTAATCGATCATTCATTATTAAATAATCTGCGTCAAGAACTAATGTTTCATCAAATGGTGATAATTCAAAAACATTCCAACGTAAACCATTATTAAACGATAATGTTTGATTATAATCTTTATAATGACGATTTCCGATTGCTATTTGATCTGTATATCCTGCAACCGCAGCTTCATAACTAGTAATAATATGAACAGGAACATTCATATTATATTCAATCATTGATGCATTTAAATGAGCAATAGTTTCATAATCTATTTGTTCATTATTGAAAGCAAATATTACTACACCCTTAGACATCGGCTATTTTCTTTAGATCTCGTTCTGTTCGAATATTTTCCCAGTCTTGCCAATAATCATATACTACTTCTGTATACGATGATAGCAATGTATTCTTAAATTCAACTAAATCTTCGATTAAAATTGGATTGTTATTTACATCAAGAATCGGAGCAGATTCATATCCTGAGGTTATAATCTCACCTATAAATGCTATAAAACCCGGCTCGGCACGAAATACACCACCGTTTATGTAACAAGTCAATCTTTCCTCTAATTGTGCTAACAATAAATGTTTTTGATTGACTATCGTTGCTCTAAAATTAACAAAATCATATGCTTTTTCTATATTAGAAGCCATAGTAAAAAACCCCTTGTACAAATACTTATACAAGGGGCCAAAAGGTAAATTTTAAAATTTACTAATTATTACGATTGA